TACTCTTCTTGTAAGAAGCTGTCTCCACCACCACCAAAACACATATTAATTTAACCTCCGATTGCGCCAGACAACACTGTCTTCTGTTGACCGCACCCAAGAAAAAACCTTAAAATCTTCACCGTTTTTTCCGTAGCTTTCCAACGTGCATTCCTCTTCAAGCCCCAAAAAATCCAGCCAACTGTGTACTTCGTCGTAACCTTCGATACTGAACGCCTCGACCCGATGCGCTTTGGCTCGATCTAATGCTGGTATTATATCTCGAATGATGCGCTTTGTCAGGTAAAGTCCTACACTTTTGAACCTGTCAGTCGCAAACATCCCCAAATTCCAGACACCAGGTCGAACAGGAAGATATGAAACAATTGCAACTGGCTCCGTATCTCCAACAACATATACTGTTTCAAACTCTGCAATTTGATTGGTAATGTTGTATGCCATTTCATTTCGATCATCGTCATATCTAAGTGCTGATATTTCTTGGAAGTCACGTTCACGCATATTTCGAGCGACTGTGAAAATGTCTTGAGGCTCCGCATGGCGTAAAAACATTAACCACTCTCCGCTGATGTATAGTGGACTGCCAGGTTTCCTAGCTTTGCTGGACCTGGCTTTTCACACGTCAATCTGGGAGCAACGTGCGTAGTATAACCGTTGACCGCTGCGCGCCCCAACCCGTAAGTCGTCTTGAAAACTGTCGCCACTTCCTCCAACGCCGTTATATCTTGCGGATCAGTGGCTATCGAAACTGTCCAGACGTTTTCACAAGTGACGTCAATACCCGTTAAATCCTTAAACGTTGCTGGGCTGCTGCCATCCAAGAACGGCATCTGAACAACAACTTCGCAGCTGTCATAAATGTTGCCGTTCTCACCGCCCAATGAGTAGAGCTTGTTGCCGCTTCTGCATAAAGTCTGCCGACCATCATATGCCCATTGATCCACAACAAACCCAGGCTCGTAAACGGACCAAGCTGACACTTTAGATGAAGGAAAGAAGCTAAACACATACATTTTGCTGCCGATAGCGAGTATGTAACGTCCGTCACGTTGCTCGAGCGTCGCCTTTGCCAGCTCTGCAACAGATCGGTTTGCTTGGATTTGGTCAACAATCAGCTCGTCAATAGGGTTGCCAATGTCACCAACAAACGCGGCGTTGGAGCTGTCGCGTGAACGCAAACTGCGCAGTCCAGACAGCGACAAGTAGAACACGTCGTTCTCGCCAAACTCGACAACACTATCCGGCGCAATCGTTCCAGTGTTTTGCAAAACTTGTATTTGTTGATTGAGGGCTTCGTCAGCATCAACAAACCAAATCTGTATCGCCTCTTCAGCAAGAACGGCAATATTGTCAAAGTATGTCGCAATCGCCTTGAGGTCTTCAGAACCGCGTGAGTGGTTAGCAAGGTTGATAAAACCCGCGCCCAACGTTGTGTCGTTCCACTCTGTCGGATCATCTATCGCGGAAAAGTGAAGCAAACTGTCTGACAGCGCGTACATCTTTGTTTTGACCGGGATGACAAAAGCCCCAGGGCTGTATGCGTTGATTGTAGAGGCATCAGCGCCGCCGTCTAAGTAAGTCTGCGAAACAGGGTCAAACGCTGTAGTGACGTTTCCGCTCGTTGTGATAGACACCGCCTTGTTGTTTTGAGACGATCCGCTTTCTTTAGATATTATGTTTACAAACTGGTTAACGCTTGTCGCTTCGTACTCAGGACCAGATGCAAAATCATTTATAGCTTCCGCAATTTTTAGTGCTGTGTAGGTATGCGAAGTCTCCCAAGTCACCTGATTTCCGATAAGGTTAACGCCATCGACGGTAATAGCTGTTATAGCATTATCAATACCGCCAGAGGCGTGAGAAATGTTGCCAACAGTAAATGCCCCATCAACTTCGGCAGTAAGCTGGTATCCGTTATATGTAATGCCGACCGCAGGCGCTGTAATCGTAACCACGTTGCCAGCCGCTTGAGCTGTGTAGTCGCTAGGGCCAGAGGTAATAGCCGCTGCAACATTAGACGCTGTTAGGTTGTTCGAGCCGTTGTGAGACACAGGGCTACTAATTAGATCGACAGCGTTAATCCGCAAAATCCGCAACTCGTCACCAGGGTTGCTTGTGCCGCCAGTCACCTCGAAAGAAGCTGTAGCGGCAGTCCCGCCAGCAGTACCGGCAGTCACCTCGAATGTATTGCGCGCACGACCATCAAACCAATCAGTAATCCGCACACCATCAAAGTAATGGTATATTCGGCCATCGGCAAATTGCGCAGCTGCATATACCTTACCGTTATAAAACGTTGCTTTTAAAACGTTAGTCAGTTCTTCGCCACTAGGATGCTGCAACCTAATGTAAGTCACGTTAGACGGCGTATCAGCTGGGAAAGTGACGCTAGACGCTGCATCAGACCCGAAGGTGTAAATCTGGCCAGCAGAAGCGGCTAGACCAATGGTATTAGTTGGCAAAGTAACAAGCTCAACAAACGCTGGGCGCTTCTCGATCTCACCACCTCGCGTGATGTGCGCGTTCTTTAGCTCGATCAAAGTACCCGGAGCGGCTGTGACATTCATGCGCCGACGATCTAAGCCGCCACGGAAGTCTTCGACCAAAATATAAGGCATCAGCTATTTCCTGTTGTGGCAATCAATGGTGGGCCTTTAGGGCGATACATGCCGTCTGGCTCACCGCCGCCAATGACAAAGGTTTCAGTCTTAGCCATACGCGCTTTAAGACGCGCGTAATGCGCTTGAGCCTGCGCAATTTTGTTTTGAGCATCAGCCTGCTTTTGACGCGCCAGAATTTCTGCCGCAGCATAGAGAACAATCAGCTGGTCATCCAAATCCGCAGTGTCGGCCTCGCCGGTAAACTGACTTAAATTCTTGATGCCATGAACGCGAACACTGTCTGTGCCTGTTGCAGCATCAGAGTTGTTAGAAGGGATCGGCCACATTTCGATCTGATTGTTTTCGTATGCGTCGTAGCGACGAATAGGTGACGAGCGAATGCCGCGATCACTATCATGTTGATTGTAGTGTTCTGCGGTAATGCCATATTTGAGCTTTGACCAGTAATCTCCGTGTTTTGTTTCCATGCGCTCGATGCGCTCAAACACTAGATCATTAGGTACGTCATAGTAACGCTGCCCAGCACTAATCGCGATGTCGCGCGTAATGGAAAGAAAAGGCCAGCTGTAGTCGTCCCACAACCGCCTTTGCGTTCTTTGCAGCATGTTAATGAAAACATCGCGTGTCGCCTTGCCTAAATTCGGCTGCAAGGAATGACCAACTTCCGCTCTCAAATCATCAATCAGCTGTCCTAATGACGTACCTCTAGCCATGATCTATTCCTCGACAAATGCCTCGTTCTCAGGCGTTGCAGGGTCATCTTTAACGAAATGCCCCTTTGCGGTACGGGCGCGCTTCTTAGTTGCCCTTCTCTTAATCGGCTTCAAAGGCTCCGGCTTCCAGGACGGATCAAGCAACTCGCTTGGGATGCGCGCAGCCTCTAAAGTAGCAGGCAAATCACCAAACTGGTTGAACATGCCGACAACTTTTTCATCTTTGTAAAAGCTGCCAAGCCGGTTGCGCTCTTGGTCTACTGTAGAATCCAGTTCGCCTATGACACGAATGTTTGTCACAGCATCAGCGCCGTGAATTGATTGCAGCAGCATTATTTCAGCTGGCGTAACTTGGGTTTTTGGTACAACGCTACGAATATCCCCACCAATCGCGACCGTACATCTGCAAAGTTGAAACATAGTTTCCTCCTAATTGTGATGGGAGGGCGCAATGCGCCCCCCCTTTGAAATTATGCAATTTCATAAACACCGTGGCAGTTCAGCTGTGTTGCTGAAAGTGCCGCAGTAGTAGTGATAGCACGATACATAACGTACTGATCCGCTGGACGCGCAGGGCTGTGACGCTTCATCTTTTCACCGTCCATGTAGTACATGCACAGCTTAGATGAATCGATGATATAGCAACGCTTGCTGGGGTCTTTTCCAGAAATAGTCAGATCATCGAGCGTCGGGTCATAAGCGAATGTCAGACCGTTGTAGCTGATCTCGCCCATTGCGATGTTCTGGCCGCGTGAGAAGCCAGTCTGCGAGTAGTTACCATTGCGGCGAAGTTCGTCACCAAGACGATCTAGGAACGCTGAACCACAAACAGCAACGTTAGGCTTGCCGCCAAAACGCTTGAGTTGGCGCATTTCTGAGTGAAGAGTTTCAATCAGCTCTTGGCCTGTTGAGGTTGTCGCAATCGCAACGTTAGAACGGTTGCGCCACCATGTATTTGACACGGTAGACAATCCGCCGACAGTAGTACCAACAGCAGACGGATCATCCAAAACCAAAGTCTGAATACCAGCAATCGCGTTAGCGTCTGCCGTGCCGTCGCCATAAAGGAAGTCATTGATACCGCGCGTGTACCCTTCCATCATGTCGTCGAGCTTGTCTTCGAACAAGTTTGCAAGAACAGTCTGGTCGCGCCCAGAGTGGTTGGAAACACCAGAAGATGTGGTGCTATCAGTAACGCTAATGCCGTCCTTTTTAAGTTCGGTCAGCGTCAAGGAAATACCAGCGTGATGCTCTTTCCATGAGTAGTTTGCGCGCTTGATGTTTGCTGGGTTTGCATAAGTTACTGTATCGTTATGCGTATATCCAGAAACTGAAGTGGTGTAAGTACCTTTTACGGCTACACTCATTTCACCCTTGCCCCCTGGGAATGTCTTAGCCCCAGAGTCCATTGCTTTAAGCAAAGGCTTGTCTTGCAGTGATTGTGAATAAACGTTGCCTTTATCGATGTAGTAATCGAGGGCAGCGTTAGCGATGTTGTCCAATTCGGCTGAACTAAAAGCCATCTTACTTTCCTAACGTGTTATGAGTTGCCCAAAGCATTGGCAATCGCATCTTGTAACGACTGTGGTTCCGCTTGTGGGCTTCCTCCAATTTTGCCACCAGATGCCGTCTTAATTGGGCGTCGGTCTGCAAAGCGCGTTTGAAAGCGGGTGTTGACCGCATCATAAGCCTCTTTCGCCATCGATATTGCATCTTGCGGCGTATTTGGCCTTCCTCGCTCCGAAACCATAACCCTAATTCGGTCATCAATTTCTTCTTGCTTGAGGTTAAAGTCTGGATCGGACTGTCGGGCTTTTTCTTCCCACGCAGTCACCGTTTCAGCCAGCGAGTTAATATGCTGCCGCGCGGCGTTCTGTTGCTGCGCTTGGGCATATTGATTTACTTGGGCGTTAGCCCTTTGCTCTCCAGCTCTCGCAACCGCCAACTCGCGTCCCGCATCCTCGTCTAAGTAGCCATCGTCAACACGGGTCTGAATATCTTTCGGCAGCACAATTCCAGCTGCTTGGGATAAATTCTGCACATACGGTTTTAGAGCATCAAGTGCGGCCATTGGATCGGCTTTCATCAAAGCCATGATCTCCAAACCTTTTGCGGCTTCGTCACCAGACAGTTGGTTGTCCATCAGGTAATTCTGCATCACGTTAAACTTTTCAGCACTATCCTTGTATGAGTTCCGTTCTTCCAATACTTTCTTAAAACGTGGATGTTTATGAAACGGTTCGTCAGAAAAATCCTCTGCATCATCGACTACTTCATCGTTTTCAGCATCAGATTCAGCTACAAGCGTATCCGGTTCCTCAACCTCGTTCTCAGAGTGCGACTCTGTTTCCTCTTCGGGCTGCATCGCGTCTTGTATGACGCTCAACAAATCCGCTTCGGTTTCGCTTTCTGCGGCAGACGACACCGCATTATCGTCCTCGATTACTTCGGTCTCGGTGGACGGTTCCGCAACCTCGGTTTCTTCAACCATCTTAGCGTCCTTCTCC